ATCAGTTTGATCAGCAGTCGCACTTGCTTCTATTGCATTTAATTTACTGTGATCAGCATCTGTAAATACATTACTATCAGTAGCGTTTTCAACAGCAGTTCTAATCTCTGCGTCAGACTGATCTGCTGTAGCAGAAGCTTCTATAGCGTTTAGCTTAGAGTGATCAGCATCAGTAAACACGTTGCTATCACTAGCACTTTCGACAAGAGTTCTTATTTCTGCTGCTGTTTGATCGTCTTTAGCTCCAGCATCTATTCCATCTAACTTACTACCATCAGCAGAAACATCTCTACCATCAACTGTTCCAGAGGTGACAATATTTTGACTACCAAAGTTAGGTGATATTTTAGTTCCATCTATAGCTGCACTTGCATTTACATCAGCATTAAGAATAGTTCCATCAGCAATTATTGTTGAGGTTACTGTTCCTGTATCACCTGATGTAATAACGGTTCCAGACCTGTCAGGTAAGGTAATAGTTCTATCATCAGTAGGATTTGTTATAGCTAATGTTGTTTCATTATCATCATCAGTAGAACCTTCAAATACAAGGTTAGCTTTTACAGTTTGTGTACCATCTCTCTTTACATAATCATCAGTTAATTCTTGTATTCCAAATAATAATTGTTTTGTATTAGTATCTAAATCTGTTTCAGTAAGAACGCTACCATCTGTAAAATCTACCTGTGCAGAACCTATCTCAGTATCTCTTTGAATTAATATTGCAGTTCCATTACTAGGTTCATTACCACTAGTAAAAGTTATTTGTGTGGCACTGGTAAAGGTATAGTGAGTGGTTTTAGTTTTTAATACACCACCGACAAATACATCTACATCTATCTCTCCAACATAAGGAAAAGATATAGAAAACGGACCGGCAGATCCGTTGCCAGTATGACTTGTACTTGTGTTTGCTGAATTAGTAGCCATGATTTTATTATATTACTTTTAGTTTACCTTGCATAACGACTTTCGACCTCTAATGCTTGCCTTCTCTTTTCTCTCAAATATGCAGGTAATAATGACTTAGCTCCTCCTTTTTTATCTTCTAGTTGAAATAGTAGTAATTTAGATTCTGCAATATATGGGTTAACAATGTCTCTTATAAGTTTTCTAAGGTCTTTTACAGAGTTTGATCTTGAAGTTAAAACTGCTTTCGTATCTATATTAAAATCATCATCAACTTCTCCGCTTTCAATAAAATCTAATGTTTCTAAAATCGTTTTATTTTTTGCTATTGGAAATAATCTTTGATATACAGTTTTACCTTTATTACTTGGTAAACCATTATCATCTAATTTAATCTCACTAATAGAATCTAATAATGTTTTGTATTGAGTTGTGTTAAGTAAAATGCCACCTTCTGCTGAATTTTTAAATAAGTGAGCAGGTGGCTTTGTTATTTTTGATTTACTTCTTTTAACCAAACTTACAACAGGATCATTCATAGATGCTCCTTCTAATGAAGGATTCATTCCACTATTAATTCCTACATTTTTAGGATATTCAATATTTTGACCAGTAAGCCAAAACTTTTCTGGTCTTAATCTTTCAGCAAAAGGATTACTTGCTTCAAATTCTTTCATAAATTTTAAAGCAACTTTACGAGTAAAAAAGTCACCAATAAATCTTGGACTCTCTGTAACTAAAGTTCCGTAGGCAGGGTGATCTTCTGGTATAGAAGTACCATCATCAAATTTTGTTCTTATGTTTTGTTTTATATAATCACCCTTTTGTATTGATTTGTCTGCTCTAAAATACCCTCTAAGTTTTTTACCTGACCTTGGATCTATGTAGCTATAATCTGTTTTCTTTAATGCTTTTCTAAGAGAAACATAAGGTATAAAAGCTGAGTTCATATAATTTGCTAAAAAATTAGGCAAAGCATCTGGTCTGTTTTCAATAATATCCATAAACTTTTCTACAGCTTCAAGCATAGGAATATCTAATATGTCTCTAGCTAAAGCGGTTGTCATAACAAGAGCCATGTTTTTTTGATCATCATCATCTAAAAGTTGTCTGTATGTTCCATACCATCCAGCTACTCGACATATAGAACTAAAAGGTTCAGCACCAATCTTTCCGCAATCAAGGAAATAATATTTAGGTTGACCATCAGGTCCTAACTGTGGTTCTTTTGTTACAGGATTTGTTAGCAATATTCTAAAAGCATATCCAATATCACCACTATATTTTCTTATTTTATCTTGTCTCCAATCTGGATCACTACCATCGACTAAAGCTATTTTTGCAAACTTATTTGCAGCAGCCATACTAAGACCTGCCATAGCAAGCCAAACTCCCCCACCTATTCTTGTAACACCTCTTGCTCTCGCACTAACACTAGGGCTTGCACTTTGTAGTTGTTTTCTATGTGTATCTAACATACCTTCTAATAAAGGGATTTTACCTGTTATAGCAGTTACACCTGGAGTTCTTTTCAGTAAAGTTTGTTGTATGTTTAACGGTGAATTTATAAAAGGTAGTAAAGGTTTCCAGCCAGGATGTTTAAAAGCATTTACAAATTTGTTATCTATTCTTGTAGTAAATGTACGATCAGCAGCATAGTCTAAAGAATCTCTAATCTTTATAAATAAATCTTGTCCTACAGCAACTTGCTCTCCATTAGGACCAATAAAAGGTTTAAAATCAGTGATTTCTTTTAAAGAAAGATCCAAATCTGCACCTTTTTTACCAATCCAATCAACAGCTAAATCAAAACTTTTATCAACATAATCATCAAAAGATTTTCCAGTTAATCCTTTTCTAAGTCCATCTTCTACTAACTCTCCTTTTAAAAACATCCTAAATGCAATCTGCTTGTTGTATTCATCTTCTGTTAGCAAAGCTCTTCCAGGTGCATTAATTGTTGTTCCAACACCGTTAATTAAATCTGGCACAAGTCCTTTTCTTATATACTTTGCAACATCTGCTCCGCTTTTTATCTTCTGTAAGCCTTCACCGTCAAAAGAACCACCACGCATTTGTATAGCAAATCTTTGAGTTGGATCATTACCAGAATCAACAACCATTCTTGATTTATCTAAAATATTTCTATTATCTTTAAAAGCTTGACCAGCAAATTTTAAAGCATCTTTTTGAGCTTGTTTAAACATGGCAAATTCTGCCATAGCTCTTCTAAATAATATTGGATCAAAACCTTGTCTTGATACAGAACCTACGACTAAATCTGCTGGTCCTGTAATAACATTAAGCATAGTACCAAGAGTATTTCTGGCATGAGTGGCAGGGTTGGAAAGAATACCATTTATAAAAACTTCATTGGTAATTTTTAAACCTTTCATTCCAATGCTGTCTTTTACAAGCTTGCTAAGAACAAATGGATCGCCATGTGCAGCAGCTAACTTACTAGCAAAGTCAGCAAACTCTTCAAAATTATCATTTTCTAAAGCTTTTAATACATCATCTTGAGTAAAATCTAAACTTTTAAAAGTACTTTCTATATCTTCAGCTACATCTCTAATAACTTCAGACCCACCACCCTTTACATCTTCTGCTCTTCTTGCTTGTATATTACTTGCTGTAACTTCTCCTGGTGCTTGACCTGTAACTGGATTTGGTGCGTTAGCTAATTGTCTAGATCTTAATGATCTAGCTACAACACTACCTAGTTTTTTGTCACCAACAATCATTCTGTAAAAATTAATTGTTTGTATAGTAAGTTTTTGTTTTAAAATATTTGCTTCTTGTGATCCTATTGGAAGTGTTTTTATTAACTTAGCACCATCACTTAAATTAACAGCAAGACCTGTAATTCTTCTAACTGTGGCAGCCATAAGAACAGGTAATTTTAAACCATATTCTTTTGAGAATTTTGCTAGTTCAGTTATAACCTCTTGTTCTAGATAATCATCTGCATCTTCTATCAACATATCATCAGTAACTTGTCTGGAATATGTCGGATAAAATTTGTCTAATTCGTTTTGATAAGCAGCTTTTATTTTTGCAACATCTTCAGGGTTATCACTAAAAATATTAAAGTTTTGATCGTCTATACCAACTGGCTTATCAGTTTGTTGAAACTTTTGTTTGCCTTTTGTACTTCTTATTTTTTTTCTAGGTATTAATACAATATCATCTGTCTTTGTAACTACATCATCTGCTACTGGTGCTATATCTATTAAATCGTCACCCTTACTAAGGGCTTCATCCATTCCATTAAACTTTCTGATATTAGAAAACTTATTAAATTTTGATTGATTGATATTAAAGATTGCTCTTTTAGTTGCTTGTGGTGACTTCTTAAATACCTCGACAATATTTACAAAAGCATCTGCAACTTTTTTAGGGTTAAGTGCTGCATCTATTCCTGTATTTACTATCTTTTGAGTAACACCACCTTCAATAAATTTTTTAATAGTTTCCTTTGCTACATTAGATTCTTCTTCTGATTCTGCTGCTAACAGTTTTGTTACTGGATTAGCAAGAGGTGTATCTTGTACATAGTTAGAAAGATTTTTATCAAACGTATCAAAGAAGACTGATGCTGTAGTACCACCTGCTATTACATCTTTCCATACCCAATTAGATAAACCTGCTGCACCTAATAATTTAAAAGCTGCTGTATATGGAACACCATATTGCACACCAAACTTTGATAAATTGTAAGTAAGACTGTTTTCATCTTCTTCTGGAATATATATACCAAGTGCTTCATTATCAAAATAATCTTTAGCTGTATATTTATTTCCGCTTATACCACCTATTACACGACCAGCAAAGTTAATTGCATTTTCTGTTAAATCAAAAGTACCTGACAACCCACCTCTTAATAGCTGATCATCTTTTTGTCCTTTTGGTCTTAGTACGTTTTCTATATTTCTTTCATAATCTTCTACAGTTTTTGATTGAATTTGTTCTGGAAACATAATGCCACCAGTATTATCAAATAACTTTTCTTTAAGTACTCTTGGTATATCTCTAATACCAGTATTTTTTAACTTTTCGTTCTCTGAAGATAAATTAGAATCGGTCATTTTTATTGGTTAGAGATTTCTTTACGAGCTTTAATTAATGCTTGTTTTACTAAAGCTGCTTTTATTCTGGCAAAATTTCCAGACTTGTCTTTATCATACCTTCCTTTTCCATCTGGACCTTGTATAACAGCAAATTCAAGAGCCAATGCTTCATGTGCTGCATTTAAATCATCACTCTCACCTAAAAGGTATGCTGTTAATTCAGGACGTTTTTGCCCACCAGTTAACATTCCCCAGAACAATCTATCTTGTACAGCAGGTGTCATTATGGCATCACTAGCTATACCTGCTGTTTCTCTTGCTTCTGTTAATACACCAGGAGTTAATTGATAAGCACCTACAGCAAATACTTTACCTTCAGCTTGCATCTGTTCCATTTCAGCTATAGTTTTACTTGTTATATCCATTGTCCCTGCTGAAGCAGTTGTACCCTTATTAAAGGCATTATAAATACCATGACCTGCCGACTCACCACTTATAATTAGTTTTCCTAATCCACCAAAGTCAGGTACTGGTTTGCCTCTGTATTGATCAATAAACAATGGTTTTGGTTCAGGTATTCTTAGTTGTTGACCAATACTAATTAAATCTGCATTAGTAATATTGTTAGCATCCATTATATCTCTAACTGTTGTACCAAGATTTTCAGCAATAGCTGATAATGTATCACCTGCTTGTACTAAATATTCATTAGCATCTTCTGCTTCAATAATACGTTTTGCTTCTTCGTCTGATACTTCAGAAGCCACACTAGGTTCAACTTCAAACCTTGAATTACCTAACCCAGGTGTTTCTGTTTGTGGCACATTTTCATTAAAATCATCATCTTCATTTCCAAAACCAAACCCTCGTCTTTCATTTACTGGTCGATTACTAATATCATCTATCATCCGTTCACTTGGTGTTTTTATACCAAACACATCTTTTTCTACTCTTTCTCTTTCATCAGCTAACCATTGTCTAAATTGTGCATCTGATGGACCTCCTATTTGTTTGCCATCTATTGTTTGATAAAAATTATCATCTATCCAATCTTCAAAATTCTGATCTATTTCTTGTTCAGTATTATATTTTTCCATAAGAGAATCGTTATCAAGACCACCACCTAAAGTAATATTAGTATTACCAAATTTTACTGATCCAAAACCTTTTGTTTTACTTTTAGCTCCATAAAATTCTTTTACATCATCAAATAAATCTTTAGATTTTAGATCAAATCTTTGGTATATAGATTTGTATTCATCTGCTAATCCAATAGTTTGATTTAAGCTAGATAAAATACCTTTGTCAGTAATACCTAAATCAACAATTTTATTTTTAATTACTGCTAATTGTTCTAATGGATCTTCATTATCTTCGTAAGCACGTTGTCTCATGCTTGTTCTTATGTTAAGAATTTCAGCAGTGTAATCTTCAATAAAAGGATAGTTATTACTTTTAAATATTTCGTTTAAATCACTAAATTCTCTGTTGTTTTTTAATTTATTAATTTCTTGTTTATATACATCTCTTTGATCTTCAGTATCTATAGGTAATTCATTTACTCGTTTTAATTGTTTTTTTAATTTAATAGTTCTTTTTGCTTTATCTATCGTTGGTCCTCTGGTCGCTTCTTCATATATTTCATCTTCTAATTTTTCTAACACTGGTCCTATCTTTTCTTGCCATAAAGGATGTTGTGTTAAATTTCCGTCTTTTTTATTTCCGTAGGGTATAGAATTTCCAAGACCTAAGATAAGATCATCAATATCGTCCAGAACAGATTCATCAGCAGTTCCTATATAAAACTCACCCATAGCTGATATGTTGTCAAGAAGCCCGTTATAGATGTCAGTAGCATCACCTCCTGTTAATCCAAGTAATCTAGTTTCATTTATAAAATCAGTGATATGAATTTTTGCACCAACACGATCACCAGAAAGCCAATCTTTTGATGCTTTATTTAAATGATCAGTACTAAGACTTTTTATCTTTTCAACTTTGTATTCATTATTTTGCTCTCTAGCAATCTTATTAATATTGATTATTGAATTTTTTAGATTAAGTGAAAAGTCTGCTGAATCAACATCACCTCCTTCATTAAAAATTTTATTGGTATAGCTCTGTATATACCCTTGTCTCCAATCAACAAATTCTTGATCACTTGGAGTAAATTCTCTTATTGATCTTTTTGCGGGATTACCACTTCTGTCAAACGTATCTATCTCAGCATCAAGATATGCTTGTTGCATATCAGCGTTTAATTGAGAACTGTATAAACTTGCAACCGCTTTACTGTAAACTCTGTCAGCAAAAATACTATTACCTACTAACTGTCTTGCAGCACTATCTCCATCTTGTTTTCTAATTTGATTAGCTTCTTTACCAATACCTCCGTCACTTAAGACTTTATCAATAGCAAGTTTTAACCCTTCTTCTTGTTCAGCTTTAATAGCTTTATCTGCATAAATATCAAGTATTGGATTTACTGCTGACAAGGCTTTTGTTAGTTGACTAAAACCATCTTCTTCTATAAGAGGTACAGTGCTTTGTCTAACAAAGGTATCAACAGGTCTTGCTGAAGATTGAAAAGAAGTACTTTGATAACTAGAGGTCATTATGTTTTATATAAACCTGTATAAGTTGAAACACCTGCACCTAACAAGTCAAAAATACCTTTACTACTTGCTTTAGCACTGTTATAAGCCTGGTTCTGCATATCTGTAGCAGCATTAAATCTACTATCTCTTTGAGCTAATAGTCCTAAAGCATTTCTTCTATATTGACCTGTGGCCGAAGCCATTGTTTGATTTATAGAATTTCTTAAATTAGCTGATTGTCTACCTGCATCCCTTGATAATAAAGATGCAGTACGACCACTTAATCCTTCTGTAGCTGCAATAGCACCCATTGCTTCTTGTCCTTGTACTGTTGCTGCTAATCTTTCCTGTGCTTTAGCTTGTCTAGTTTCTTTTAAATTAGTTGCTGAAGCTTCTTGTTGAAGAGCAAAAGATCTGTCTGCTGACTCTGCTGATCTTCTTGCTGCTTCATATTGAGAGTTTGCTGTCCGTGTAGCTATTCTGTTTTGGTTTACCATTTGAGCTCCTTGTATTCCTAGACTTGCTAAAAAAACATTACTGGCACTACCTCCCAATCCTAAAAGACCAGTTGCACCAGCAGCAAAAACGCACATTTAAGAGATCCTCAGAAATTCGTAGAATGGTTTACTTTCTTTTCCATATTCTTCGTGGTAGTTAACAAAAGTAAACCCAAGAGACTTTAACCACTTTATAGCAGAATGGTTCTCTGCATATACCATATTGTATAGCAAATCATAACTTTTCAATAGGTAATCAACCCATTTCCTTCCTTCTCTTATTAATTGTATTTTATATTTTCTATTATTAAACAACTCATCAGTCGCTACCATCCATATACAACCATCAGCAATAACACCACATAAACCAATAGGATTATCATTATCATCAGCTATAGCCATGTTTGTTTGACCATAGAGATAAGACAGTCGTAGTGCTTCTTCTGGTTGTTTTCCTGTTTGATAGTAGGCTTCCATCTTATCCATATTCCTCATGTGTTTTACAACATGATTAAGATCGCTAAGTTTTGATTTTCTTAAATACCCCATCAAATACGTCTTGACCTCATATGGAACATAGCTTCATATTCAGCACTTGATAAGACTGTTGGTAAGAAGGTGTCATTTTTTACATCAATACTAACTCTATCTGCTCTACTCATTATTGGTACTTTAAATGTACCTGTCTCTAAATTAATCTGACCAATAGAAGCAGATGAAGCACCAAGTAAACGACCAGTAAATTTATGTGTAGAGGTTGTATTGTTATCAGGTGTTACTTCTACTTTAAAAAAACCAGTATCTTCAAACTTGATATAAAAATGTTTTAGTTGTAAGCGACCACTAATAATTTCACCACTCTTTTGTCCTCCTGATGATTCGGTAAGACGTTGTGATGAAAATCTATAGTGCATTGTGAAAGGTTCACCAATAATAAATTTACTATTTCTGTAGTCTCCATTAGCTGTAATAGTGGCAGTAGTACCATTAGCTGTATTTGTTGATGAAATGACTTGTCCTGGTTTTAAAGGTTGTGTATTACCTTGAGTATCAACGTAAGTACTAGTTTCTCCTGATGCTAAATATCTACCAATAATTTCCATTGCAGCATTTAATTTATATGGAACGGTAAAAGTACTAACATCCGTAGCAGAGTCATAAGCAACAGAAACTCCTGTTGTTGCTTCTGTTATCTTACGATCTAAATGATATTCAAATTCTGCATTAGGTTCTTTAAAATCTGATGCAAAAGGTATTTTTTCTAAATCAACTTCGGTATTACCAGAAGCGACAATTTTTTCTGTTACTACAAATAATTCAGTACCAATAAAATCTATATTCTTAATAGCTCTGCCATCATCAAACGTATAAGTAAACCAAGAGTTTAATATCTTCTCTGATCTTGATCCATACAGCCATCTGTTTACATAAAGAATATTAGGATTTGTTGCACCTAATAAGACTAAGACATCTTCATTAGTTGATACTGCAACCTTATAAATATCATTTGGTATCAGTCTTGGAATGTGAATAGTAATATTAGAAGCATCTTTTACTTCTATCCCTTGTTGAGATATATATTCTCTTACACCAGAAAAGTCTCCTTTCTTTGTTAGGTAATAAATAGAACTACCAGAACCTACAGGTGGTGCAGAATCAGTTGATTCAAATTCAGTCGTAACAATTACGTTAGCTGTTTTAGGTGTTAAAGAATCAGATGAAGACGTTAGGTTAAATTGTGTTTGATCAGA